ATCTTAGCCCCTTTCATTTTGTTTCCCAGCCGATTTTAAAACCGCTTCTTGTGCTCTCCATGCTGAAGTTGCACCAGAAACGGCTTGCTTTAATTCTTTAAGCGTTGTAACAGGTTGACTACCATTTAACTTAACATCAGTAACCAGTGAACCTACTGGAATTGATCCTGCCATTTAATTTACCTCCTTCCTTTTTTACCATCTAATTCATCCATAAATTCCCATAACATCTTTGGACGTTTATCACGAGGTTTAGCGTTCATGATTTCAATCAATCTGTAATAGTCAGTATCCTCGAATTCCTCCACAGACATATGAGCATTCAGGATCATTTGTTGTTCAGAATAATCAAAGTCTTCAATTAATTGTTGATAAGCTCTAACGGGGTCTTCATCACTTAGTGTCGTCGCTTTTGGAACTATCTACTTTAAGCACCTTGTCAATTACTTCAGTAGTAAATGCAACAACATCTTCAAAATCAGCATTTTCTACCTTTTCAACTTGAGCGTCTGATAAGCTCAAAACAGGTTTAAGAAATTCTACATAAGAATCAATAAGTTTAATTTGAGCTTCTAGTGAATTAATAATTGATTCCTCATCATCTGTATCTACTCGTTTAATTGCTAAATCAGCCTCCGCAAATTTCTTTTGAGCAACTAAACAACGTCTAATGTTCTTACCATTTGTAGGTACATCAAAAGTCGTTAAATGTAACTTCTTACCATTAATTTTTACTGACATAAAATAATCCTTTCGAAAGAAAAAGAACGGCTATTAACCGTTCTTTAAAAAATAGCTATTAAATTCCTACCACTACCCACCCAACTTATAACTTACTTACCTAAGGCAGTTGGCGTACCGTGAACATCTGTAGCTTGCTTATTATCTGCAGTTACATCCACAGTTGTTTGGCCAGTAATATAGTTGATCATATTAGCGTAGTCGAAATCCTTTTCATCTGAGTAGAACTTTTCATAAAGCAATTGATCAACACCACGTGCTTGAGCATTAAGAGTTAATGCATCATGAACAACATTCGCATTTTCATTGTTTGTTTGCATGTTAAGTTCACCAGGAACATAAATGCCCATTGGAAATGCAAAGTAGAAATCAACTCCAGCATGGGTATTGTAAGAGTGTGCAATAACCCCACCAATCTTAGGGCTTGACTTTCCCTTACGAGCATAACCGCCAAACTTGTCTTTCTTTAAGCCAGTAAGCAAGTCATAAACAAGGTGTGGAATATCATTAGCTGCCATAGCAATTGCGGGTTGTTCAGTACCTTGATTTACTTCAGCAACAAAATTAGAACCGTAAACTTTTTGAACTGATGGAGCAAGACCAGTAATGTTTGCTTGAGTAACACCATATACAGACGCTAAGTCCATCTTATAAACACCTGGAATTTGTTTTTGAGTCTTAGGATCAAAAACCTTACCCTTATCACCATCATAAACAAATCCATTTTGATCAGGATCAGTAATAATCTTTTGATTATTATCATAAGTCCAAACGATTAAATCATTTAATCCTTGAATTTCCATGTTTTTCTCCTTCTAAATTGAAAATCAATACATAATTGCTTTGTAGTAGGATCTTTGTAATGCCCTCCATAAGGCAATAAAGACCAATTTTTTTGCGTAAAAAAAGACACAATTGAACGTTCAAAAGTGTCAATAGGAACCGTTTTTTGAGTTCCATAGTAAATATTTAATTCTATCGTTTCATCAGTCTGAGTAAATTGATTGCTGCCATACTCGTTAGGGACTGTAGTTACTTCAGTAACCAAGATATTGTTTTGCTTGTCAGCTATGCCGCCAGTTGATGGCAATGTATAAGAGCTGACAATTCCGATGTCTTTGATTCCCGAATTTTGTAACTCATCAGCAACTTCTTTAGCCAGAGTACTCATAATCGTTTCATCCTTTCAGCTTCAGCCCTTAAAATAGCGTCACGAGCTTCAACTTGTGACTTATCAAAAAAATGCATATTTTTAAGCTCTTTTGATGACATATCACGAGTACCATTATTTACAAATCTAGCAACTAAGGCTGAGTATTTAGAATCAAAACCAACTGCAGTATCACCTGTGGGCAACTTATCATGATTAAAACCTGGTTTAAAAGTAATTGACTCTTTCAAGTGCTTAGTTTTTCGACCTTTAGCATGTCCTACTGATCTACCCTTAGAATAGCTTTCACCAGAAATAGGCGTATTTTTCTTTAAAATTTGTGAGAAAACTGCAGCGCCTGCACCAGTAACTTGAGCTTTTTTAGTTGCTGACAAACTAGCATGTTCCTCAACATTTTTTAACCAGTTTTCAAGCCCCTTGTCAAAATCAACCATTTTTCTCAACCTCTCTCAAAGATATAAGATCATAAGCTGTTTGATTAAAGTAAGGATCTTGATTAAACAAAGTTACTTCATAAAGCTGACCATTAAATTTAGCATGAGTAATACCATTCCAATCATTTTTATGATGAACTACCACAATATGAGAGTGAGTTAAATTCAACCCTTCTTTTTGAATCATTTGGCTAGTATTTGGTGACCACCGTCCACACCTAGTGTGGATGAGACGATGAAAATTAATCACTGGATTGTCATTTTCATCAGTAAATTCTTCAATATAACCTAATTCGATTGACATATTAAGTCGATCAGGATTTTGAAGTTGAACCGTCTTCATTCACCTCATTTTCATCATAAGAGCCACGAAGCTGACCAATGATTGCCTTTGCAGTTATACTTGATACAGCAGTGGATGGATGAGAAAACCAGTTAGCACCTATTGCATAGCAAGCTAATTTATATAAAGGCAAAATCTTTTCATCTTTATAAAAATCTTCATTTTCTTCACCAATTGCGCCTTGAACATAAATTTCAGCTGCAGTTAGTGCAGATTCCATCCGCTGCAAAGATTGGCTATCAAGTAAATCATCATCCGGCAAGTAACCTAATGTCCGCTTGAACTCATCATCCACAGTTAAAAAAGTGGTCATAATTGATCACTTCCTATCTATTACTTACCTGTGTCAGAAGTGCCCTTAACTTGATCAGCCACAGTCTTAAAAGATGCAGCTGCAAATGCACCATCATCAATTAATTCAACATCGAAACGATCAATAACACGAATCTTAGTAGTGTCGTTTTCAAAGGCACCGGCACCAACATTAGTCAAAGTAATTTCCATATTTTGACGATCATACAAAGTAATACCTTGTTTTAAATCACCAAAGTAAAGAGGGTGAGAACCGGAGACATCTGGTAACCACTTATCAGCAATAACTTTCACTAACTTGCCATCAATCACATATTTATCTGGTTGAGTAACATCAGGTTGAATCAAATACTTGCCATCAGCATCCTTAAGCTTAGACAAAATGTTGTAACCTGATTGATTAGTTACAAAGCTAGAAGTAGTATTAATGGCTGGATCCAAAGTATTGTTTTCAAGATCTTTAATATCATCAAACTTTGCAATAGTTGGCTTTTTAGGAGCCTTACCCATTACCTCAAGAATCTTAAGGTTACGAGTTACAACGTCCTTACGAGCAATCCAAGTTTCAAGCCAGGCAATCAAGTTTTCAGCTGTATCCTTAAGCAAAGTATTTGTAATCGTATTAATACCTGCATAACGGTGAATAGTGTACTTAACAACTGTTAATACTGGATCATCATTGTCACCGATAAGGGCTGAATCATCATCTAAGTCCTTTAATGGAGTAATATCAGCTAGCTTTTCATATACACGTGATCCATGTGAAGTTGAAACATTTTCAACATTTACCAAACTTTCAAGTGATGCATATTGACGAACCAAAGTATGAATTGCAGTTTGAACATCATCAGGAATAGTTAAACCAGCATTTGAACTAGCCTTAGAACCATCTGGTAAATCACCAGATTTAACTAAGTTAGTAAAATCACTAGCAAACTTATTGATAACTTCTTCTGCTGTCTTCTTAGCATTTGAAGAATTACTTTTAACAGGTTTCTTAGCTGCTGGCTTTAAGTTTGCCTTAGCGTCTTCATAATTTTGCTTAGCAAAGTTCCGAGCTTCTACAGCTTTCTTATAATTTTCGTTAGCTTTCTTCATATCATCTACAGTAACTGAATCAGGATTTGCATTATATTTTGCTTGTAATGCAAGTTTGTCATTCATTAAGTTTTCAACTTTATTACCTGCTTCAATCCATGCATCATGTAATTCATTGATATTCATAAATTTTCCTTTCTACTCCCATAACAAAAGGGACAGATCCTTTTTAGATTGTCCCTTTGTTTTTGGTTTTTCATTTTTATTTTTTGTGGGTTTAGTGTCATCACTGGACTCTGAATGAAGCAGATTCTTAATTTTAGATATCATTTGATCATTAAGAATCAGTCCGCCAGTTGCATTTACTACTGTTGGTGCTTCATTTTCAAACATGATTTCATCAATAAAACCATTAGCTTTAGCAGTTTTAGCATTCATCCAAGTGTTTGATTTCATCATGTCATAAATTTCATCTTTTGTTTTGCCTGTTCGTTTAGCATATAAATCTACAAAAGATTGATCTAGCTCGTTTAAAGCATTTGCTTGTGAATTGACATCGTCCACATTCCCCTGAGCAATTCCTGAAGCTCTATGAATCATCATTTGTGCAGTTGGCGACATTGCAACGTGATCAGCCGCTAAAGCAATCCAACTAGCAGCAGAACAAGCTTTACCAACAATATTTGCTGTCACTTTACCTGGATATTCTTTTAAAGCTGTATAAATTTCTGATCCTGCATCAACGTAACCACCTGGTGAATTGATTTCTAAAGTAATATCCTCACCATCAGCATCATCAAGTTGATTCTGAATACTCAATGGACTAAAACTGTCTTTATTCATCCAATCAAAAACATCTTTGTAATCATTAGGAACTACTACGCCCTTCATTTGAACTTTCTTCATTTCTATTCTCACCCCCTTCATTGGGTAAGTTCATAGGAAGATAACCATATTGTTGTAGAATATATCGTCCTTGATTTTCGGATAAAGTACCACTACTAATCAAATTAGAAATAGTAGTAGCAAAATCATCACCCATTGCATCAATAGCAGGTCTAATATCAGATGTAATTTCAGCATTTAACTTATTCTCAAGTTCGCCTTCAATTACACCCACATAACGATTAAGTGACTTAGCATATTGACCGCCTATTTGAGTAAGAGATGATTGTTGATCACCTTGGCCATTAATGTAACTATCTGGAATACCGTAAACTTTAGCTATTTGCTTTCCAGTCCAATCAGCTTGTGAGAGCAGTTTAGCTACATCACTTTTAACCTCTAATGGCTGATAACTTTCCAAATCATCTAAGACAATTGGACCATAATTAGAATTATTAGCTTGTCTTACAAATTCTCTTGACCTAGCAGCCTTCTTTTTCCAGTTAAGTAAACCACCACCCTGAATTGTTAAAATTCCTGGAGCTTCAATTGATTGATCTAAAGCATGCAAAGTCAGTCGATTACTTGAGTCTTTGATGCTCAATTCATTGGTCAGGGCGGTCAACGGAGAAATCCCCACTTTACCACCACTATTAGACATCAATCTAAAGTGAATCATGTCATTTTGAGAAATATTTTGAACATAACCAATTGATGGTTCATCAAAATTGACATCATAGACCAAACCAGATCCGTCCTGTAATAGCTCTACTTGAACTTGTGATGGCTTTAAAAACTCCCAGTATAAATCTACACCGTTAACGTTTCGCCAACGATATGCGTAAGCATTGCCATCTAAGAGCAACTGAGCAAACATTCCTTGCCAAAAAGAAAATCCATTAGAAGTCTTAGATGGATTGTTTAGAAGAGATTGTGCCCTAGAAGTATCTGCCTGATATTTAACTAAAGCCAAATCCGCTGATAACTGAGAAATAAGAGAGAAAATATCAGAATTTTTTAAAGCTTCAGTAGCTGAAACATATTTTCCACTTGATTTGCCAGTTAAGAAATCAACAATATCATCATCACTCAAAGTTAATGACTGCTTTGAAGTCTCAGATTTCATTTTAAATAAAGGCAAATTTAATCACCTCCCCTCTGACTTATAGAGGGAAGATCAATTAAAAGACCAGTCAAAATCAAAGAAATCCCTAATCCTGACCAACCAGCGATTAGATTCCATAAAAATAGAGCTCCGACTATACAGCCAAAACCCAGAATATAAAGTAATAAATCAAGAATTTTCCAAATATATTTCACTAGTTTAATCGTCACTGTCTTCACCTCCTAAAAGTCCTGAATCAGGATTATTAAACCAGTCAAGGACTTGCTGTTGTGTCATGCGCTCTACTTCATGTGACTTATCATTTATCAAGCCGTAGTCTTCAAAATGATACATCGCTTGATAGAAGGCATCTATCAATGCATCCACAGCATCAATCTTCAAAGTAGCTTTGTCTTTATCAATTTGAATACCAATCTTATCTTCTTTAACTACAGCGTTAAGCAATGCTTTTTCCAAAATCGGATCATTAAAACGAGTAATCTTACCAGTTGCAAAACTTTCTTGTAAAAATTTTGTTGGATTAGCAAGTTCACTTGTTCTTTGTGCAATATCTTGAATTAGCCATCCTGTGTTAGCATTTAAACTCTCAGTAATGTTTTTAACCTGATAGCTGCCAAATCGGTCATAGCCAAAAAAAACGACCTTCAATCTATGTTTTTCAACATAATCTAAAAGCCATCTGTAAATTTGCTCAGGATTAATAATTCCTTGTGGATGTGCCGTAATCGTACAATATTTCGGATAAGTTCGATAAGCAATGCCATCTTGCTTTTCCTTAGCTTCAATTGATCCAGCTTGTTGCCAAGGAATAAAACTGTGTTGGGCTATGTGCCAACGTGGATCACCTGTCTTTTCATCCTGATAAGGGTAAACAAAACCGATTGCTGTATTATCACTAAACATTGAGTAGTCGAAACCAATATAAACCTCTCTACCATCAACTTTAAAATCATCATCAATAGCATTTTCAACATCTTTCAAATTAAGATAGCTTGCAGTTGATTGTTTCAACCAGACATTTAAATTTTTATTTTGGAACTTATGAAGCGTATTAGCAAGCATTGCTTGATCACGTTGTTTAATTAAATTACTAGTTCTACGCTCTTGCTCTTCTTTAGATAAGCCAATTAAAGGGTTTGATTTCTCCCATGTTTCTGGCTTAAAAGTTTCGTCCAAATCATCCTGCGCCCACACAAGACAGAGAGAGTTATCACCTTCACGACTGTAGTCTTTCTCCATGATATGCTGCATCGTGATTTGCTCCTGGTGAAATGGACTAGTTGGATCAGGATAAGCAGAACTAATCTTAATGAATTGATGATATGGCTTTACCTGTCCTTGACCATCTGTAATATCAGAAATTCGGTCATAGGTATCAAGTGCGCCAGTTTCATCATAAATAGCTAAAACATTGTGAGTTGAATCATATTTATCAGCTTCATAAGAAATTTTCCAAACTTTGTTGTTAGTTCTCTTTTCAATTAATTGGTTAGTTTGAAGATCAAGACCAGCTTCTTTAGCTAGTGACTTGAAAGGCTCAATTTTAATCACTGCTTCTAGCATTTTCTTTACATAACCAAACAACTTAGTTGATTGGTCACTCGTATTAGCAGTAATCAAAAAGTCTTTGTTAGTGAAGTTAAGAGTATCAATTAAAACAGCTTTACACATTTGCACACCAGCAATTTGCGTTTTACCTTGTCCACGTCCTACTGAAATGTGGATGTCAGTAAATCTGCGTTCACCATTTTGGTCTTTCCAACCATTAATCATAGCCAAAATAAATTTCTGCCATAGCATCAATGGAAGCGGCTTATGCAAGTCGACATCAGGAACGATTGAAGCAAACTTAAGAGTATTTCTAACTTCCTTCATATCGTAATGATATGGAAAATCAGGTTGACCTTGACGCTTTAAATCTTGAAGAT